GCTGCGTCAGGAACACCCAACACCGCTACATACATTTCCAGTGGGGATGGTGTTCTGAATTATGATGGGGACGGCAGTTCAGGCATTTACATCTACGGCGCCCAACTCGAAGCAGGCTCCACCCCGTCCAGCCATATACCGTCTGATGGCTCCACAGCCACCCGTGCTGCCGAGACGCTGACCATTCCTGCGGCTAACCTGCCGTGGCCTTCTCCCCGTGTGATCGGTGATGAGTTGGTTACGAATGGGACGTTTGATACGGATAGTGATTGGACGAAGGGAACCGGCTGGACGATTGCGGCAGGTGTGGCAACACAGTCGGGCGGCAACACCACGTTGCAACAAAGCGGCATTCTGGTTACGGGCGCTCTGTATGTTGTGACCTTCACTGTAGCGGCAATTAGTGCTGGTTCGGTTCGTGTTTATCTTGGTGGCAATTATGGCACCTATCGAAACGCAACAGGCACATTTTCCGAAACCATTGTTTGTGGCGGAACCGGCACTTTTTTCATTCAAGGTAACCCAAGTTTTGTCGGCTCTATCGACAACGTCTCCGTCCGCGAGATCGACCCTCTTGCCGTGTCTATCCAGATGGAAGGGCTGGTGACGTATGCTGATACAGGCGACAATGACGAAGTAGATTTCATTCGCTGGTCGGCAGATTCGTCCAACAGAATCTTGCACTTTTTACAGACCACTTCTACCGATGTTGGGCAAGTAATTTTTCGTCAAGATGTTTCTGGCATTCAAGACTTTGTAGAGTCTGCAACAGATACCTACTCCCCCGGCATCCTCGTCCCGTTCAACATCGCCTCTCGCCACGGGTCTACGTTCATCAACGGCGCAGTCGATGGAACTGCACTGACGGCTGATACCACCCCGGTTGCCCTGCCTGATCTGTCTGCCACTGACCTAGACCTTGGCTACGACTTCATGGGGACAATCAAGACCTTCCGCATATGGGCGGCAGACATTGGCGACACTGGCATTGCGGAGGCTTCATCGTAATGAGCTACAACCTCGGCACCGAAGAAAACCCGATCCTTGTGCTGGTCAACCTGTCTGGGGGTATGCTTGATGCTGTTGTCCGGGCCACTGACGAGGCTACCTTCGAGGCGGCTGCACGGTGGGCGGAACTGCGCTATGAGGAAACCATAACGACGACCGATCCAGAGACAGGCGAAACCACGGAGCAGGGCACAGGTGAGTGGGCAACAGCTAAGGGCGTCCACATTAACCACTTGGGGCCTGTGGTGATCACTCCGGGAACCTATGACGAGGATGGAACCGAACTGACTGCACCTATTGTGGACACTCGCCACCACGTTAACATCCGCCTGACTGACCCTGCGCTGTCCCGTGTGGATGAATACGGCGTAATCAAGTGGGAGAAGTGGGCAATGGCTTGGTCTCTGGGCGGCGAGGACGACACTCAGATCAACGCACAAGAAGTCGGCAAGGTCATGCAGGGTGTGTCTTTGATTGACCCTGAGACTATCGTAACACCAACAAGAATCTGGCTGTAAAATAACATGAAACCTCTTTCCGAACCTAAAGCAAAGCAGATAGTCGGTGTTGCAGGACGTAATACCTCTGACGGACAGGTACGTGCAGATGAATTCCTTACGGAACTCAAAGGTCGGAAGGCTATTAACAAGTTTCGTGAGATGCGTGATAACGATAGTACCATTGGTGCAGTTATGTACGCTACGGAACAGGTTCTCAGGGATGTACCCTATGAGGTTCGTCCTGCTGATGACAGTGATGCTGCAAGGAATGAGGCTCAGTTTGTAGAGCAAGTTTTAGACGATATGGAGCACTCTCTTGATGACCATATCTCTGAAGCACTCTCATTCCTATCCTACGGGTTCGCTACTTTTGAGGTTGTGTATAAGCGCCGAGTAAGCCCTTACAGTAAGAACCCTACCAAACAGTCTAAGTATACTGATGGCCGTATTGGTGTCCGTAAGATTGCCTCTCGTGCTCAGTGGACCATTAACAAGTTTGATGTAGATCAAGTCAGTGGAGACCTCCTTGGAGTTTACCAAGATGTAGGCTTTATTGGCAGGCATTACATCCCTAGCAACAAGCTGATTCACTACAAGACTACAACTAACAATGGTGACCCTTCTGGCCGGTCTGTTCTGCGTAATGCCTACAAGTCTTATACGTTCCTGACTAACCTACAGATGATTGAGGCTATTGCTGTTGAGCGTGAGATGCACGGTATCCCTATTGGTCGTATGCCTGCTGAATACCTCTCTACCAATGCTACAGAAGATCAACTAACTGTCCGTCAAGAGTTTGAACGTATCCTTCGTGACCTCAAGAAGAATGAGCAAGGATACGCACTTCTCCCTTCTGATGTTTATGTAGATACCGATGGCAAACCTACCAATCAACGCCTCATGGATGTAGAATTAATTACGTCCAACGGTAGCCGTGACATTGATATTGACCCCATCATTAAGCGTTACCAACATGACATTGCCCGTAGCATTATGGCTGAGTTCCTCATGCTTGGTGGTAGTAGCACTGGTTCTTATGCTCTCTCTAAAACTAAGACCGACCTTTTCCTGAAGAGCCTCGAGAGTTATATCCATACGATCTACGATGTAATCAATAAGCAACTCATTGAACCTCTGTGGCGTTTGAATGGTCTTAACTTCGACCTTATGCCAAAGATTGTTCCTGGGGATGTTGCACCCCACGACCTTAAAGAACTTGGGTCTTTCCTGCGTAACCTGAATGGTGCAAACATCGACCTTGCGGACCAGATGGATATTGTAGATGACCTCCTAAGTAATGCTGAACTCCCTACGCTTGACAGGGATATTTACGCAGAGAGCCGTGAGAGGGCACACGTAAAAGAAACTGCCCTTATGGACTACTATGACGGACCCGATGATAACGTGACTGACCCTAAAGATGGCGAGAACGAAGATAATGAACCTCGCCCTCAAGATAAAACCTAAGCGAAGATAAGAAGGATATACACACATGCCTATTCGCAAAGGTTGTAGGATGACTGACCTAATTACGAAGTACCAACTAGACACTCATGTCTTCTCTGCCGAGCCTGAGGCTATGACCTGTTCTATGGATATGGGGCTTGAGGGTCGTACTCATGTCTACGATGTCAACGGCCAAGCCTACTATATGCCCGGCAGTTCCCATAAGGAATACCTTGAGGCAATGGGTTATGAGGGTGAGGAAGACGATGATGACGAAATGGAAGTCTCTGAAGACCGTATGATGGAGGCCCTCCGAGTAGTAGTGGAGACTATTTTGGATACTAAAAAGAACTACGTAGAAGGTAAAATCCTTAAGGTAGATGACGAACAGCGTATTATTTACGGATGGGCATCTGTCTCTACCTACAAGGGTGACCTTATTGTAGATAAACAGGGTGACATTATTGAAATGGACACTCTTGAGAAAGCAGTTAACGGCTTTATGGAGCATGTGCGAGTAGGCAAAACTATGCACGTTGGGGAACAGACTGGGGTGATCATTCATTCCTTCCCTGTCTCTAAACAAATCTGTGAAGCACTAGGAATCCAGAGTGACACTGAGGGTTGGATCGTAGGCTACAAAGTCTATGATGATGCAACTTGGGAAGGTGTCAAGTCTGGTAAATATGCGTCCTTCTCTATTGGGGGTCGCGCAATCAAGGAGGAGTATCTTGCCTAATATCCTCAAAGAACTGGAACTGGGAGAACTGTCGCTGGTGGACAACCCGGCAAACCCGCTGGCTAAGGCTCCCCTTTTTAAACGTGACTCCCAAGGAGATCAGATGGAACAAGAAATTGAAACCCTGAAGGCTGACTTTGACGCCATGAAAGCTGAGAATGAACGTCTTCGCAAGGGCCTGATTGAGAACGGCTTTGTCATCAAGGCTGATGTAATCGAAAAGAAAGCTACCGAGGAACAGATTGAAGTCGGTGGTGAAATGGTCAACAAGTCGGCTATCCCTGCTCCGGTCCTCAAGGCACTGGAAGAAGCAGAAGTTGCTAAGCGTGATGTAGAACTCACTAAAGCTGCCCAAGAGAAACTCCCTAACTGGGATGAGGCAGTTGCAAAAGAACTTATGAAGTTTGACCTTGATGATAAGATCATGGAAGCACTTATGGCGGCTGATGCTGCATTTGAAGCTGTCATGACTGAGAAGGGTCAGGATTCCGCAGCGGATGACCTCTCTAACCCTGAAGATAAACTCAACGAACTGGCTAAATCCAAGAAGGCTGAATATGGCACTTTTGAGAAAGCCTACGCTGCTGTAGTTAAAACTGACGAAGGCAAGGCCCTTCTGAAAGCTATGAAGGAAGATAAATAATGGCTACCCATAACCTTGGTAAGACCCGTACTTTCCTCGCTGGTGAGGACCTGTCTGCCGCACAATACCATTTCGTAACCCTTGAGGCCGATGGTTTTGTTGACCTTGCAGATGCTGATGCTGAAAAGTGCATTGGTGTTCTGTGCAACTCCCCTGACTCCGGTGAGGCTGCAACTGTGGCTCTTGACGGTCGCGTTCTCGTTGAAGCTGGTGGTGCTATCACTGCTGGTGATGAAGTCGTGACTAATGCGGCTGGTGAAGCTGTCGAACTGACCACTTCGTCCTCGGCTACCGCAGTCACCATGGGCTATGCCCTTGAGGATGGTGTCGATGGTCAGATCATCGCTATTGAACTGATTCAAGGTGGTAACGCCACCAACCAGTCGTAATCTAGAAGGATAACCAATAATGCCTATTCTTACTCCCTCGGCGGTCCATCTGGATAAACCGCTCACTAACCTGACCATCGCCTATGTGCAGGACCAGTCTAACTTCGTTGCAGACAAAATCTTCCCTGTCATTAACGTAGACAGCCAGTCGGACAAGTACTACATCTACGACCGTGGTACTATGAACCGTAAGGGTGACGTTGCTGAACTGGCCCCTAATACTGCTGCCAACGATATTGAAATTGCTCTGTCGAATGACAACTATTTCGCTCGTGTCTATGGCCTGCGTATGCCGTTTGGTGAACAGGTTCTGGCTAACGAAGATGCCGCTCTGGACATTCGTATGGCTGGTGCCACTACCCTTGTCAACCGTATGCTGATCCACCGTGAAAATCAGTTTGCTTCTACGTTCTTTGCTGACAACGTATGGGGTACTAACTGGGATGGTGTTGCTAACGCGGACAATGACACGGCAATCGAAGTCACCAACTGGGATGACTACGCCAACGCTACTCCAATTGAAGACATTACTCGTCTGATGCGGACGGTACAACTGAAGTCTGGTGGGTTCAAGCCCAACAAGATGGTTGTGTCGAAGGAAGTTCGTGACGTACTGATTAACCACCCGGATATTCTGGCCCGCCTGAATGGTGGTGCTACGGTCTCCAA